TTGCACTACAAGATGGTGTGTAATGGTAAAGACTGCTCAGGAACTGTAGGCTCCCATTGGTTGACCAACTGAATATCTAACATATTCATTTGGTTGGTTCAATACTTGAAAATCTCTATTAATTAATAGAGACTTCCAAGATTGAGCTAAAACATAATTATTTTTGTAGATATACATTAATAACTTTGTTTGCAACTCAATTGGAAACCTATCAGTTGCACTAGATAAGTCTAAAGAAAAGAACTTCTCTTGATCATCTCTTCATGAATGATTAGGATCTTGAGTGAATGTTCTATCACATGGAAAATTTCTTAATTTATTAAGAATATTCTCATGAATAGGACGAAGAGTAAATTGTGACGTATAATCTAACATCGCAATTACTCGTAACTTCAATTCAGGATCTTTAATAATAGATAATTTACCGGACGAACGTAAAGTTCGATCTAGTTTATCACCTTGCTTTCATGAAAAGGTGTATAATTCAGATAACTTACTAAAGTAATCACCAACTATTTTACATATGTAATCTAATTGAGGATAACTTAAGTAAATCATTGATCATAGTGATGAATATGTAGATGGTCCATTTGGACTACCTTTCATACTCACATAATGATCTTTATCTGAATATACAGGATTCTCTGATAAGAGGTTAAAATTTTTAACAAAATCCTTAATAAAAGAAGCTGGAATAGTATATTCCTTTCCTTTATAAGGGTCTGTTATAGATGAAAAGTTAGCTTTAATAGTTAACGATTCCTTCCTTGTAGGAGTTATTGATCTTGTATATCCTAAAATTGTTAATACAACTTTAAGATCTCCATTATCAATAAGTTCCTTAAGTAAGTTTAATCTCTTAGGAAAGAAATCCTTATCAAGAGAAACTCCTTCTTCATTTTGCTTTAATGGATTACCAGAAATGTATCTGGTAATATGTAATCTAGATATTTTAAAGTATCTAATTGCATATTTAATGCCAGATTTACTTCTGATTGATTCAAAAAGTAAAATGTATTGTTTAACAGCTTTATGAGAATCCAAGTTAAAAATTAACTTAATTAACCTTGTTAATATTTTAATTTTTAAAAGTATTTTCATAATTTGTGTTGAATAATAATTTTAGAATCCTTT